ACGGTAATATTAATTTAAAACCGATCGGATACAAACATAATTTTACTCCGGAGCAATTGACAGAACTCGCATTATGCGAGGAAGATCCAATTTACTTCATTGAAAATTATTGTATGATTGTTTCGCTCGACGAAGGTCTCATTCCATTCAAACTGTATGAGTGTCAGAAGCGCAAAGTTCATCACATCCTAGACAATCGTAAAGCGATTCTAATGGAAGGTCGTCAGCAGGGTAAGACTATTACATCTGCTGCTTGCATTCTGTGGTATACGCTGTTCCAAGATGCAAAAACTGTTGCTATTCTCGCAAACAAGACTTCTGCTGCTCGCGAAGTCATGAATCGTTATCAGGGTATGTTTGAGAACTTGCCTCTCTGGATGCAGCAGGGGGTTAAGACTTGGAACAAGGGTGACGTTGAATTAGAAAACGGATCCAAAGTATTTACTGCTGCTACGACTGCCTCTGGTATTCGTGGTAAGTCAGTTAACTGGTTGTATATCGACGAAGCAGCGATTATTCCAAACACCGTTGCTGAACAGTTCTTCGCCTCAGTTTATCCTACAATTTCTGCTGGTCAAACGACTAAGATTCTATTGACCTCAACACCACTGGGATATAACCACTTCTGGAAATTCTGGAACGAAGCGGAAAAGGGCATTAATGGATTTGAACCGATGTTCATTCCATACACCGAGATTCCAGGGCGCGATGATTCTTGGGCAGAAGAACAACTCAAGATGCTTGGAGAACTCAAGTTCAACCAAGAAGTTCTCTGTAACTTCCTTGGATCCAGCAACACTCTCATAAATGCACATACTCTTGGTGCGATGAGTTCTATCGACCCTATATACATGAAGGATGGATTAGATATCTTTGAAGATCCAATCCCAGAACACGTGTATGTTATGGGTGTTGATACTGCAAGGGGTATCGGCGGTGACTATTCTGCATTTACAGTAATTGATGCGACGACTGTTCCTTACAAACTAGTTGCCAAATACCGCAACAATAAAATACCACCGATGTTATATCCTAACATTATAAACAAAGTGGCAAGAGATTTTAATAATGCATATGTAATGATTGAAATTAACGATATCGGTCAGCAAGTCGCCGATATTTTACATGCAGAATTAGAATATGATAATATTTTAACAACGTCTAAAGACACAAACAAACAATATCTTTCACCAGGATTTGGCAGAGCAACCCAAATGGGTGTTCGAATGACTAAGCAAGTTAAAAGGCAAGGTTGTTTCACACTAAAGTCTCTGATGGAAGAAAAGAAGTTACTGATTTTTGATGCAGATACCATCTCAGAGTTCTCTACCTTTATCGAAAAGATGGGAACTTGGATGGCAGACGAAGGTTATTTTGATGACTTGGTGATGAGTTTAGTAATGTTTGCATGGGTAACCAGCAATACATATTTCACAGATCTGACAGATATTGATATTAGAAAAAAATTATACGATGGTCAGATGAAACAGATAGAAGAAGAACTGACACCATTTGGTTTGATATTAAATGGTACTGAAGAAGAAGTTTTTGTTGATAGTGGAGACCTATGGTCTGTTGATACTACACCAACTAAACGTGGTTGGATGTAAAGTAAGCATTTTATAAATAACTTTATAACAAAAAAGACAGTGGTTTTTGTCAGTTTTTAATATACAAGGAGAAGAAAATGGCATTTCAATTATCGCCAGGAGTCCTAGTTACTGAAAAGGATCTAACTAACGTCGTACCAGCAGTGTCAAGTTCTGCTGGTGGATACGTTGGTTACTTCCTCTGGGGACCTGTAAACGAAATTCAAACAGTTTCGTCAGAAAACCAACTCGTCCGCGAGTTCGGCAAACCAACAAGCACAACTACAGTATCTTTCCATACTGCAGCAAACTTCCTTGGTTACGGAAATAATCTACAACTCGTTCGCGCAGTTGGTTCGGCAGCAAGAAACGCTGTTTGGACTGGAACTGCTCTAAAGATCGACAACGAAGATGTGTATAATGCATCTTATGCTTCAGGTGAAGCATCTGTTGGTCCATTCGCTGCTAAGCATCCAGGTGCACTTGGTAACGGTCTTATCGTAACACTTTGCGACGCAGGTGGTTGGGAAGATTGGTCAGTAAATGGTCTTGATCTTACTACACAATTCGATGGTGCGCCAACAACATCTACTTATGCGGCATCACAAGGTGGTTCAGAAGATGAATTGCACATGGCAGTCATCGACGCAAACGGTCAGTTCTCGGGCGTAAGAAATACTGTTCTAGAAAAGTTCCCATTCGTTTCGAAGGCATCGGATGCTAAGAATTCTGATGGTTCTTCAAACTACTACAAGAACGTTCTAAATGCTCAGTCGAAGTATGTCTGGTGGATGGACCACCCAAGTGGCGGTACAGATTGGGGTTCACTTGCTGCAGGAAAAGAATTTGATATTCTTGATGCTGCGATCGGCGACTTCCTAGAGGGTGGCGTTGACGCTGCTCCTTCCGCTGGTGACGTTCAAACTGGATACGATCTATTCGGAAACAAGGAACTTGTTGACGTTTCGCTTCTTCTAACTGGTAACCACCCAGTTGCAGTTGCGCAACACGTAATCGATAACGTTGTTCTTGATCGTCTTGATTGCGTTGTCTTCCTTTCACCACCACTTGCAGCAGTGCAAAACAATGCTGGTGATGAGGCAACTGACATCGTAACATATAGAAACTCAACTCTCGATCGTTCGACTTCATACGCTGTTATGGATTCAGGTTGGAAGGTTCAATACGATAAGTATAATGACACATATATCAATATTCCTTTGAATGCTGATACTGCAGGTCTTTGTGCTCGTACTGATCAAACCAATGACCCATGGTGGTCACCTGCTGGTTTCAACCGTGGCGCAATTAAGAATTCTGTAAAGTTGCTTTATTCGCCAAACCAAACAGATCGTGATACTCTTTACAAGAATGGCATCAACCCAGTTGTGTCGTTCCCAGGACAGGGTGTTGTTCTTTATGGTGATAAGACACTTCTTGCGAAACCATCGGCATTCGATCGTATCAATGTTCGTCGTCTATTCATCGTTCTTGAGAAGGCAATCGCAACTGCTGCTAAGTTCCAGTTGTTCGAATTCAATGATGTCTTCACTCGTGCACAGTTCAAGTCACTAGTTGAACCATTCCTCCGCGATGTTCGTGGTCGCCGTGGTATCTATGACTTCCGTGTTGTATGCGACGAAACAAATAACACTGGCGAAGTAATTGACCGTAACGAGTTTGTTGCAGATATCTACATCAAACCTGCTAAGTCGATCAACTTCATCTACCTAAACTTCATCGCAACTCGTACCTCGGTATCGTTCGAAGAAGTTGGTGCCTAATAACCCGAATAAATAGAATTATAGGAGAAATCTAATATGGATATTTCAAAGTTTAAAGGGTTACTAGGTGCTGGTGGTGCAAGACCTAACCAATTCCGTGTATTACTCAACTGGCCTGGATATGTAACATCCGTTCCTGATAGAGAATATGCACTTTTGGTTACTGGTGCTGCCCTTCCTGCATCAACAGTAAACCCAACTCTCGTTCAGTATCGTGGACGCGAAGTGAAACTCGCTGGCGAGCGTATCTTCGATCCGTGGACAGTTACAATCATCAACGACACTGAAATGTCGCTCCGTAAACCATTCGAAGAGTGGATGAACGGAATGAATGATCTGGAACTGAACACAGGTGTTCTTGCGCCAACTGACTATCAAGCAGATATTATCGTTCAGCATCTTGATCGCAATGATGAAGTACTGATGGAATATACTCTGTATAACTCTTTCCCGATTAACATGTCGGAAATTGGTTTGCAATATGGTCAGAACGATGTAATCGAAGAGTTCACAGTAACCTTCAATTACTCACACTACCTAACTAACACACTTTAAGAGTAATCTAATATTATGGAAATTTTTGGTTATAAGATTACACGATCTTCGGAGCCACCAACGGAAAAATCGTTCGTGGCTCCGACAGACGACGGTGGCACAGATGAAATTAAAGCAGGTGGTTACTATGGAACCTATCTAGACTTAGATGGGACTGCTAGCACAGAGCAAGAACTTATCAGACGCTATCGTGACATCGCTGGTATGGCAGATGTCGACACAGCAATTGATGATATTGTTAATGACTCTATCTCAAATCTTGATGACGAAGATCCAGTTAGAATTAATCTGGATGATGTAGAGATGTCTGCAGGTATCAAGAAAGACATCGAAAAAGAATTCGAAGAAATCTTAAGAATCTTAGATTTCAAACTAAGAGCGCATGATTACTTCCGTCGTTGGTATGTCGACGGTAGATTATTCTTTCATAAAGTTATCGACACAGCAAATCCAAAACAGGGTCTGACTGATGTGCGATACATCGATCCACGAAAGATTAAAAAGGTTCGTGAGATCATCAAAGAAAAAGATACCAAGACCAATGTCGATTTTATCAAACGCATTGATGAGTATTTTCTCTACAACGAGAAGGGTGTAATAAACCAAAAGACTGCAGCGATAAATGATTATTCGACCAGTTCAAATGCACTCAGAATCACTAAAGATGCTATATGCCATGTTCCTTCTGGTCTTGTTGATCAGGATAAGAACGTGGGTTTGTCGTATCTGCATAAAGCAATACGTCCAGCGAACCAACTCCGCATGATGGAAAACGCACTAGTGATTTATCGTATCACTCGTGCACCAGAGCGTCGAGTATTCTATGTTGACGTTGGTAACCTACCTAAGATTAAAGCAGAACAATACCTCAAGGGTATTATGAACCAGTATCGTAACAAGATTGTTTACGATTCAAACACTGGTGAAATCCGCGATGACAAGAAATTCATGTCAATGCTTGAAGACTTCTGGTTGCCTCGCCGCGAAGGTGGTCGTGGTACTCAGATCGAAACACTTCCTGGAGGAGAAAACCTTGGACAAATCCAAGACGTTGAATTCTTCCAGCGCAAACTGTATCAATCATTGAACGTTCCAATCTCAAGGCAGCAACAGCAATCAGGGTTAAACTTTGGTCGTGCTGCTGAAATTAACCGCGACGAGTGGAAGTTTACCAAGTTTATTGCTAGACTTCGTCGTCGTTTCTCGTTAATGTTTGATGACCTCCTGAAGACACAGTTGATTCTAAAGGGTATTATCACTGAAGCAGACTGGGAATCCATCAAATATAAGATTCAATATAACTTTGCAACTGATGCATATTATACAGAATCGAAAGAACAGCAAATTCTACAGTCTCGTATCGAGATTCTAAACGGAATGGCAAACTATATTGGTTCGCTCTACAGCAAAGAATATGTCCAAAAGAATATTCTGAAACTTACTGACGATGAGATAGCAGAGATCGAAGCATCGAATACTGCGAATCCACCAGAAGTTCCACCTGCAGAAGAGCAACCACCACAACCAGAACAAACTGAACAAGGATAATTATCATGGAAAACAATGTAACAGATCTAATAAATAACATTGAAAACGGTACTCTTGCCGACGCAGAACAAGTATTTAATGATATCATGGACATTAAAGCAGGCACTGCGTTAGATGCATACAGACAGCAAATTGCGATGAACGTTTTTAATGGTCAAGAATCAGAACCTGAAGAAGAATCTGATACTGACGTTGAGGATGAATCGGAAGAAGACTTTACGGGAGAAGACGATGCTGAAGTTTAAGGATTTAATGGAAAGACTTAATGTCGCCAAGGCAAAAATGGGCGATGTGATCAAGGATTTTCAGGATTCTGATGCGCCCCAGTTTAAGGGTAAGAGCGACGAGAAGCGTCGTCAGATGGCAATCGCTGCCAAACTGTCAAAGGAAGAAGTTGAGCAGACTGACGAAGCACTAAAGGGTGGTCAACATAAGATTGACGCGAATAAGAATGGTAAAGTTGACGGACACGATTTCAAAATTTTGCGTAATGCAAAGAAAGCAAGATACCAGTAAGGATTAAGAGATGGCAACTAAAGCAGTTCTAAAACTAACACAGGTTCATGGTGTTGTTAAAGTGCGTGGTACTGGTAGTGCCGAGATCGCCCTAGCAACTGACTTGAAGAAGTCGACTGAAACTCAGTCGTCACCAAAGGCAAATATTCGCACACTCCATTGGGCGTTGTCGGTTGGATCAACTGCTACGGTCACTAGAAATAGTGTTGTTCTTTACTATCTTTCCGGATCAGGGAAGATGGAATTTATGGGATGGTCAGACAACGAAGAAAATGGTTCTAATATTGTTGTAGATTTCTCGTCAGGAACTGGTTCAGTTGTATTAGAACTTGCTAAGGTCTCTGGTTATGGACCACAAGCGCACCAGAATCAAGGAGATCTAGGATAATGAAACTTATTACTGAAGTCGTTGAAGACGTAAACCTTTTAATCGAAGAAACAAACGGTAAGAAAACACACTTCATTGAAGGTGTGTTTCTGCAATCTAACTTGGCAAACCGCAATGGTCGTGTATATCCAAAAGAGATTATGTCAAAAGAAGTCGAGAGATATAACGAAAGTTATGTCAAATCGAATCGTGCTCTCGGAGAACTCGGTCACCCAGATGGTCCATCGATTAATCTAGATCGCGTTTCGCACATGATTGTTTCGCTTAGAGAAGACGGTGACAATTATATTGGTAAAGCAAAACTCATGGATACTCCAATGGGTAATATTGCTAAAGGTCTTATCGAGGGTGGCGCTAAACTTGGTGTTTCTTCCCGTGGTATGGGTACATTGAAAGCAAACAAAGAAGGTATTAATGAAGTCCAGGACGACTTCTACCTTGCTACTGCTGCTGACATTGTAGCAGATCCTTCTGCACCTGATGCATTCGTTCAGGGCATTATGGAAAATAAAGAATGGGTTGTGGTTAATGGAGTTTGGACTGAGCAAGCATGCGACATGTCTAAGAAGTTGATCAAGAAAGCATCCAGAAAAGAATTGGAAGAAGCGAAGTTGAGAGTATTTGAATCTTTCTTAAATCGTGTCTCCCGTAAAACAAAAGTTTTATAAATATTATATAATCTCGAATTCTAGGAGAAGCAAATGAACGTAGAAAACAAAATCAGAGAGTTGCTTACAAAAAAGCAACTATCCGAGGAAAATGCTGGTCCGATGGGCGCAGCAAAGGGTAAGGATACTTCTATCCCTGCAAAAACTGCAGGCGATACAACGAATCCACGTCAGGGATCGTCGGAAGACGCAACTATTTCAAGCGAACGTGATCAGGAAACTGAAAATCCAGGTGCTAAAGAAGCAGCACCAATTGCTGATAATAAGAGCAAGATTTCACAATCAGGTGCAGGCGCTGCTCCAAACTTTACCACTGTTGCTGATCCAACATCGGTTGTAAACCCAGCATCTTCAAAGGGCAATGTTCATCAAGAAGAATATGACCCAGAAGAAGATGAAGATCTAGAAGATGGTGAAGATGAAGATCTTGAAGAAGATTTCGCTGCCGATCTAGCATCTTTGTTTGATGGTAACGAAAACCTAACAGAAGATTTCCGTAACAAGGCATCATCGCTTTTCGAAGCAATGGTTGTTGCGAGAGTTTCCAACGAAGTAAGTTTGATCGAAGACCGTCTGGTTGAAGAAGCTGCTGAGTTGATGGAAGAATATAAGTCGGAACTCGTAGAGAAGGTTGATTCCTATCTCGGTTACGTAATCGAAAATTGGATCCAAGAAAATCAATTGGCAGTAGAAAACGGTCTCCGTACTGACATTGCTGAAGATTTCATCGAAGGTCTAAAGACACTTTTCGCTGAGCATTATGTTGAAGTCCCAGAAGACAAATACGATGTTCTAGGTGAAATGCAATCGCAGATTGAAGAAATCTCTTCAAAACTGGATGAAGCAATCGCTGCTAATGTAGAACTACACGATGCTAATATTCAACTCAACAAGGAAAGTGTTCTTTCTGTTGTTGCCGAGGGTCTAGCAAAAACAGACGCTGAGAAATTCAAGTCGTTGGTCGCTGATGTAGAATTCGAGAATGCAGAAATCTTTGAAGAGAAGTTGAATGTTATCAAGGAAAATTATTTCCCTAAGACAAAAACTCTATCTGAAGAGAAGTTTGACGATGGAGTAGAAAACGACTTCAGCGAATCATCAACGGTAAGTCAGTATATCAAGGCGCTTGACGTACTTTCTGCTAAAAATTAATTTTATATAAATAAATCTATTGAACACCTAAAAGGGGAAAACTAAATGTTTCTTTCAGAGCAATTAACAAAAAAGTGGGAACCAGTCCTAAACCATGATGGTCTCGGACAGATCTCGGATAAGTACAAGCGTGCGGTTACTGCAGTAGTTCTTGAGAACCAAGAGAAGGCACTTCGTGAAGAGCGTACTGCTCTTTTCGAAACTCCAGCAAACAACATCGCTGGTTCTGGTGCGACCGAAATCGATCGCTACGATCCAATTCTAATCTCGCTCGTTCGTCGTGCGCTGCCTAACTTGATGGCATATGACGTTGCTGGCGTTCAACCTATGACTGGTCCAACTGGTCTTATCTTCGCAATGAAGTCGAAGTATGCGTCACAAGATGGCACAGAAGCACTCTTCAACGAAGCAGATACTGACTTCGCTGGTACAGGAACTCACGCTGGTTCAAACCCAGTTGATGGTTCTTACACCACAGGTACTGGTATTGCTACTGTTGACGCTGAGCAACTTGGCGAATCAGGCGGAACTGACTTCAACGAAATGGCATTCTCGATCGAGAAAACAACTGTAACTGCTAAGACACGTGCTCTTAAAGCAGAATACACAGTAGAACTCGCTCAAGATCTCAAGGCAATTCACGGTCTTGACGCTGAAGGCGAACTTTCAAACATCCTTTCACAAGAAATTCTTGCTGAAATTAACCGCGAAGTTATCCGTACGATCTATAAGGTTGCTAAGACAGGTGCGGCATCGACTGCAACTGCTGGTACTTTCGATCTTGACGTTGACTCAAACGGTCGTTGGTCGGTTGAGCGTTTCAAGGGTCTTCTGTTCAACATCGAACGTGACGCTAACGTAATCGCTCAAGACACCCGTCGTGGTAAGGGTAACTTTATTATCTGTTCGTCAGACGTTGCTGCTGCTCTTGCAATGGCAGGTATGCTTGACACAGGTGGTGCGCTTAATGGTTCGCCAACTCTTCAAGTTGATGACACAGGCAATACCTTCGTTGGTACGCTGAACGGTCGTTACAAGGTATTCGTTGATCCTTACTCAGCAAACACTGGCGCTGCATCGCAGTTCTATGTTGTTGGTTACAAGGGTTCGAATGCTTATGACGCTGGTATCTTCTACTGCCCATACGTTCCACTACAAATGGTTCGTGCAATCGATCCTAACACCTTCCAACCAAAAATTGGTTTCAAGACTCGTTACGGCATGATCGCCAACCCATTCGTAACTCAGTCGAACGGTACAACTGACGGTGATACTTTCACTGCTAACCGTAACCAATACTATCGTCGCGTTAAGGTTACTAACCTTATGTAATCGATACCTTCCCGTTAGAGGAAGGGTTACTAAGAAACTGGGGGGAGCAGAAATGCTCTCCCCTTTTTCATTATAAATAGTATGAAACAAATGAGGGTAACATGGTATTAAAAACATCACTTGGTGTAACAGAAGCAAACTGGGTCAATCAACAACCCAGCGATCTCGACTATCTGAAACCAAACGGATTTAAGTTTCAGGTTCACAATCTGCCTAATGTATCATACTTCTGTCAAGCAGCAAACATTCCTGCGATACAACTCGGTTCCCCTACATTCCAAACACCGTTGTCAGATATTCCAGTTCCTGGTGATAAATTGGCATATGGCGATTTGGTAATTCGTTTTCTTGTTCAAGAGAACATGAGCAACTATCTCGAACTGTATAACTGGTTGATAGGTCTAGGATTTCCAGAGTCTAGAGAGCAATACAAAAACTGGAATGAATCGCAACGTTATAGATTCCCTGCTATCTCCGATAAACGTCTCGGTGCACTAGGTAACTTCTCTGACGCAGACTTCTTCATTCTTGACTCGGACAACAATCCAAACGTCAAGATTACTTACTATGACATATTCCCAGTCAGTCTCGAGGCACTAGATTTCGACATCAGTTCTGGACGAGCAGACTATTTGGTTGGTATTGCTGCGTTTAAATATCGACAATATACTGTCGAGGCACTTTAAAGCTTGACATTTCAAGCAAAATTTAGTATACTTATATTATTTTTCTATTGAGGGCATTATGAAACTATCTGAAATTCAAGAGTCGTGGACTAAAGACTGCAAGATCGACCAATTAAATCTTGGTCCAGAATCAACCAAGACACCAGAGTTGCATTCTAAGTATCTCAACATACTATCAAATTCCAAACTGCAACTACGCAAGGCAGAGGCAGATTATTATCGTTTGCGCAGAACTAAGATGCGGTATTATCGTGGAGAACTTACACGCGAAGAACTCGAAGAACATGGATGGAATCAATACCAAGGTCTCAAACCACTGAAGAATGAGATGGACGATGTTCTTCAATGCGATGAAGAGATGATCAAGCAACAGGACAAGATTGATTATATCAAAGCAGTTCTATATCAATTAGAGCAGATTCTGCGGTCACTAAATAGTAGGACATGGGATATTAAGTCCGCGATTGAGTGGACCAAGTTTACAAATGGATTAATGTGACCGATCTAACTATCACGAAAAAAGATGAAGTCTATCTGAATGTGGAATGCGACCCCAGCATTTCACAGGAACTGTCAGAGTATTTTACATTTGATGTTCCAGGGGCAAAATTCATGCCAACTTATCGTGCCAAGTTATGGGACGGTAAGGCACGTTTGTTTAACATGTGGACCAAAGAACTATACGTAGGACTTCTTCCATATCTCAGAGAATTTTGCCAGCGTAATGAATATGAGATGGACGTTCAGATCGAACGTATCGGCGATCCCATAACCTACGAAGAACTGGTTGAATATGCTGATTCGCTGAATCTCCACTCACAAGGTAATCCGATCGAAGCAAGAGACTACCAGTTGGATGCTGTTAAGTATGCGATTCGCATCGGCAGAACTCTACTACTGTCACCAACTGCATCAGGTAAGTCGCTGATCATTTATCTGTTGATGCGCTACCACCAAAAGTTTGGGCGCAAACAATTAATTATTGTTCCAACCACATCTCTGGTTGAACAAATGTATAAGGACTTTCAAGATTATGCCTCGGAAACAGACTGGAAAGCAAGTTACAATTGTGCGAGAATCTATTCAGGGTTCGAGAAGTCGAATGAATATCCCATTACGATATCAACATGGCAGTCAATCTACAAATTACCTAAAAAGTTTTTTGATGGGTTTGATGTTATATATGGAGACGAAGCGCATCTTTTCAAAGCGAAATCGCTAACATCAATCTTCAACAAATGCACTAAGACTAAGTTCCGGATCGGAACAACAGGAACTCTTGATGGAACTAAGACGCATAAGTTAATCCTCGAGGGATTGTTTGGCAAGGTGCACAAAGTTATCTCTACCAAAGAATTGATGGAGCAGGGGTCAGTTGCCGATCTGGCGATTGCTTGTCTCGTTCTTGATTATCCCGACGAAGAAAAGAAGGCGCTGGCGAAGTATACCTATCAGGAAGAAATGGACTGGTTGGTAACACACAAAAAACGCAACAACATAATCAAGAATCTGGCAACGACACAGAAGGGCAACACGCTAGTTCTGTTTCAGTTTGTCGAGAAACATGGTGCAGTTTTGTATGACTTGATCAAAGAGAAGATCGGAAATTCCCGTCAAGTATTCTTTGTCCATGGTGGAACCGATACTCAGCAGCGCGAGAAGGTTCGTGAGATTACTGAGAAAGAAAAAGATGCAGTCATCATTGCATCATATGGCACCTTTTCAACGGGAATAAATATAAGGAATCTGCATAATGTCATATTCGCTTCTCCGTCGAAATCTAGAGTAAGAAATCTCCAGTCGATTGGTAGAGGTTTGCGTAAGGGGGATGACAAAACTTCCTGTCGTCTTTTTGATATAGGTGATGACCTATCTTGGAAGAGCAGAAAAAATTATACTCTACTACACATGATAGAGAGAATTAAGTTATATAATGAAGAAGGTTTTAAATACAAACTCGTGAGGATATCTACTGATGGAAACTCCAAAGGTACTTAAATTTAAAAATGGCGACCTAGTAATCGCATCGATAAGAGACAGTGATACCAATGAATTATTCTGGATGGATAATCCCATTTCGGTAGTTCCCTATCCTGTCATCCAAGAAGATATTGTTGGAGAAACGTTTCTTCTGAAACCTTGGATTGGTATTTCTACAGAGAAAACTTTCCTGATCCCCAAATCCGAAATAATTACTGTCTGCGTATTGAGAGAGAATCTCCTCGCCCAGTATGAGAGATATATCTCCGGAGAAGTAAAACTCCCCGAGGAAACGGAGGAGACAAACATGGAAATGGAAATGTTCCATTCCCAACTACTCAGAAGCAGGAACCTACTCAATTAAGCAGTAGTAAAGCTATTATTCATCATACTCGACATAGTCATTATACCTCGAATCGCGAGTGTTGTCAAGCTATATACTGAAATAATAGTGAAAAAAAATCATTGACTAATAAGAAAAAGTATAGTATAACGGTATGATAAATGGAGTTATAAATGACTGAAATACCAGAGAAAAATGTGAAAAAACCATTCAAGAAGAATAAGAAAAACAACATACATTATGTAGATAACTCTAAGTTTCTAGAAGAGATTACTAAGTATCGAAATAGTGTGCTTGCCGCAAAAGAAGCAGGAACATTGAAACCACGTGTTCCTAACTATATCGGAGAATGCTTTCTAAAGATCGCAACTCACTTGGCATACAAGAGTAACTTTATCAACTACACATATCGAGAAGAAATGGTTTCGGATGGTATTGAAAATTGTATTACTTACATTGATAATTTTAATCCTGAAAAATCTAATAATCCCTTCGCATATTTCACTCAGATAACATACTATGCTTTCCTCCGCCGTATCGCGAAAGAGAAACGTCAGCAACAAACTAAGTATCGATACATGAGAAACATTGATGTTCATGACTTGATCACTCAAGACCACGATACAGGCGACTACGGCAATGAGTTTATTGACTATGTTAAGAAGCAGATGGACATGATTGATGAGTTTGATAAACCCGATGCACCAAAGGTCAATAACTTACCGAAGCGTCGACCAAAATATTTAGACCAAAAAATCATTGACAATTCTCTTGATATAGAGTAGAATGGATTTATTAAGATTGTTAAAGGAGTTGTATATGACTGAAGTAAAAACTAACAAGTACGTTGTGTGGTTATCTAAAAACTGGTTTACGGCATTTTTGTTTCTTGCGTTTGTATCGATCATCGGTACATTAATCGCTGATGTCATTGACCATAGGAATGGTGTTCGGGGTGTTTCTACACAGAATCCAGGATGCATCTATCTTGAGTCAAGTGATCTCGGCGATGGTCAACACTACATGATCTGCGACGGACAAATTGTTCTTAAGCGTCTCGCAGAAGAAGGTGGCGTAGAACCAACAACCGAAGAAAAGTTGGAAGAAGTGGTTCCTACTGAAGCGAAACCAACTACACCTGCAAAGTAATTAGAAAGTTCGAGTATGAAGGTTGCGTTGATCACAGACACTCACTTTGGTGCAAGGTCAGATTCTATTCCGTTCGATAACTTCTTTGCGAAGTTTTATACTGAGGTGTTTTTCCCACACCTTGAACAAGCAGGAATCAAAACTATTATTCATCTTGGTGATGTTTTTGATCGTCGCAAGTTTATCAATTACAATACATTAAAAAAGTGTCGTGAGTATTTCTTCGATAAAACACGAGATCTTGGTATCGACGTGCACATGATCGCAGGAAACCACGACACATTTTTCAAGAACACGAATGAGGTAAACTCACTAGACCTGCTACTTCGTGAATATGGAAATGTTATAACATATTCTGACGCAGAAGAAATTAAACTGGACGGAAAGAATCTACTGCTTGTTCCATGGATTTGTTCGGGTAACTATGCAGACACCATGGAGGTTGTAGATAAAAGTAATGCACAAGCAGTATTTGGACACTTTGAGTTTTCAGGTTTCGAAATGTATCGTGGTCATAAAAATGACCATGGCATGGGTACTGAGCGTTTTGATAGATTTCCTCTCGTTTGTAGTGGTCATTTCCACCATCGCAGTCGGACTGGTAACATTCTTTATCTTGGTAATACCTATGAGTTTACTTGGTCTGATTATAATGATCCAAGAGGGTATCACTTATATGACACGGAAACTAACGAGGTAGAATTCTTTGAGAACCCATTTCAAATCTTTCATAAAATCTATTATGATGACACTACTGGTGACCCTAGTTTGCTTGATCTTAGCACACTTGTGGGGAGTTGCGTTCGGTTAGTAGTTGTCAAGAAAACTGACTTCTATAAGTTCGATCGATTTGTTGACAAACTATATGACTGCGATTTAATCGAGTTGAAGATAATTGAAGACTTCTCTGAGTTCGAGGCAGATGTAATTGAAGAAGATAAGATGGATGTTGAGGATACGATGACCGTACTATCTGATTTTGTTGATACTGTTTCGACCGATCTTGATAAAGACAAGATTAAAAACCTATTGAGAACTTTGTATATTGAGGCACAGCACGTTTCTGTATGATCATTTTTAAAACTATACGTTGGAAGAATTTACTTTCAACAGGTAATGCTTTCACTGAAATTAAACTCAACCGTTCGCCCAGCACTTTGATTGTCGGTGAGAATGGTGGTGGTAAATCCACTCTGCTTGATGCTCTCTGCTTTGGATTGTTCGGTAAACCTTTCCGCAGCATCAACAAACCGCAACTGTTGAATTCAATTAACAAGAAAAATCTTCTGGTTGAAATTGAGTTTGACATTGGTGGCAAAGATTACAAGATTGTTCGTGGTATTAAACCGAACATCTTCGAGATTCAATCTGGTGGTGAAGTAATCAATCAGGATGCTGCTGCTCGAGACTATCAAAAGTATCTCGAGGAATCAGTTCTGAAACTTAATTACAAGTCGTTTACTCAGATTGTTATTCTGGGATCAGCATCGTTTACTCCATTCATGCAGTTGCCACCGTTTACTCGTCGTGAGATTATTGAAGACATTCTTGACATTCAGATTTTCACGACAATGAATACTGTTCTTCGCGACAAGATGAACGAACTCAAAGATAGTCTTCATGATGCTGATGGTAAACTCCAAGTTCTAAAACAAAAGGCAACCATCCAGAAAGAATATGTCGATACGCTCGAAGCAAATAAAGAAAAGAGAGTTGATGAAATTATCTCGCGAATCGAAGAATGTGAATTGTCCATCGCCAGTTTTCAGAATCTTATCGGAGTACTCGAAGGCAAGAAGTTCACGCACGAAACTGCCAAGGCAGCACTCGGAGATCTCGGTGCAAAACAAAAGAAACTCGAATCGTTTAAAACCAAATTTTCCACCCAACTCCGAGATCTCAAAAAAGAGGTTTCGTTCTACAATGAGACAGACGAATGTCCGACGTGCCAGCAAGGCATTGCTCACGAT